AAATAAGTATTAAATCAATCAATCTATACACTATCTTTGGTAAAAATTTAAAACAAGAAAAAATTATGAAAAAAAACTATTTCACTATTCATCAGAATAAGAAGCCTAAAAAAATAAAATATTCTAAAACTTACAGCAAAGAACAGCAGGAAAAAATAAGAAAATTAAACGAGTTTTTTAAATTAGAAATAGAAAAATTAAAACAAATATTATGAAAAGAATCCTATTAACGTTGTTGAAACTGATCAACAACTACACAAATCACCAAATCACAGCTAAAGAAGAAGCCAGTCAAATTCTAAAGTACATGCTTTTAAAGAGCGATACTAAGAGGGTGATTGAGGTTTATAAAGAACTAGACAAAGCTATCGAGCAGGAAATGGATAATCGAGCGTTTGAAGCTTTAAGAACTGCTAAGTTGATACAAGCAGAGTGGGGGGTAAAGAATATAGTTAAAGACCCGACTTTTGAAAAACCGATTAATGATGTAAATGTAGTTTATGAAAGAGTTAATTAAAATGCGAGCAAAACAGTAAATCACAAAAACAAAAAACAAAATGGAAAACACAATTCTACCAGTAATCAACAGCGAGTTATTACAACAAAAAGCAAATGAGTACGCTCAAAAAGGAGCTGAAGAATGCATTAAAGAATTCTACACTGGCTACGGTTCGCCTTACAAAAAAGCTATCGAAGAAAACTTAAAAAACAAAGGACTAGACAATCAATTTAATATTCCAGACATTATTGCAGTGCTAAATTATAAGTTTTCGCAAGAAATCGACCAGATAGCAAATACCGCTATCGCAAAATCATTCGTTCCATTAGTTAAAGAATTTTTAATCAGAGAAGATGCGGAAATTAAATTCTCTGATATTTTAAAGAAGTTCATTGAAACTACTAATTTTAAATATAACGATGATTTAGAAAGTTATGATTACACTGTTGAAAAAGCCGAAGGAAGACATTCGTCTCAATCTTTAAATGATACTTTTTTTGAGTATAAAATTTCAAACGGCACAGTTGGTTATGAATTAAAATTTTATAAAAAAGACAAAAATAAAGAAACCCAAAAGATAGAAATAATGTCTTTGCCTTATCTGATGGAATCAAATGGAAAATACAGGGGTAGCTATGAATCTCAACAAAAAATGAAAATATCTTTAGATGGAGGCGCTACTTTAGAACTTCCATTTACAAAAGGAATTTTAGAAGACCCATTTACTTCTTTTATTGCTAGACTTGTAATTGGTCAAAATAATATCATTTTTGACGTTACAGATTTTGACGAAGATATGTTTCCAAGAAATAACTGTCATTGTGATTAATAAAGCCTTTTAAAATTATAAACAAACAATATGAGAAAACAAATCATTGAAATCTTCGAAAAAAAAATAGAAGATAAAACGTTAAAAACTGGCAATATCTGCCCTACAACGGTAAAAAACTGGAAGAAAAAAAACACTAGAATGTACATCGACAAGGTAGAAAAAGCAATGGAGGAAAACAACATACCTGATCCATTCTTTTGGGATGGCACTTACGACGGACTTCTTGCAATAAATGCCGAGTGTGCAAAAAAACTAGGGAAAAACAGTTTGAAAATAGAAATAACAATTAATCAATAGAAAGATGGATCTATCCAAAACAATAATACCAAAATCGGATCAGTTAAACGCTGATGATTTAATTGCTGGTGCAAAAACTATCAAAATTAGAGATATTAAAGCTGGAGCAGATGAGACACAGCCAGTTTGTATTTTCTTCTACGGTGACAATAATAAGCCCTTCAAACCTTGTAAATCCGTTAGAAGAATATTAGTTCAACTATGGGGCGCTGATGGCTTACAATACATCAATAGGAGACTTACTATTTACCGTGACGATAGTGTAAAATGGGCGGGAGTAGAGATAGGAGGTATTCGAATAAGTCATGCATCGCATATTGAAAACGCAACACGTGTACTGGTTACAACTGCTAAAAACAAGCGCACACCGATGACCATTGAGCCTTTGCCCTTAGTAGAACTTAAAGATTTAACTGGCGCAAAAAAAGCCATTCAAGAAAAAAAAGCCAGCCTACAGGCTATTATTGAAAAGTATGATTTGACTAATGAACAATTAAAGGAGCTACGAGATGGAGATAAAACAGTTTAAATGTAGAGCCTCGCAGATTGGAAAGTTAATGACTAACCCGACAGGAAAAAGCAATTTAGAAAAATTAACAGAAGCTAAAGAAAAATTAGCTTCTTTAAAATCTAGGTACGAAAAAGCCGTAAACAAAGAAGCTAAAACTTTTGTCGAAATAAAAAACGATAAAATTCCAGAAGTCGAAAGGGAAATCGCTATTTTAGAACCTATTAAATATATTAAAGAACTAAGCGAAACAGCTAAATCTTACTGCAAAGAGTGGTTAATTTCACAGATAACAGGCAAAGAAAAAGATATTAAATCAAAGTATCTAGAGCGGGGAAAGGCGATGGAAAATGCTGCTATTGAAAGAATATCCAAGCATTACGGAGTTGATTTAGTTAAGAACACAGAACAGTCAGAGAATGAATATTTTACTGGAGAATATGATACTAAGAGTTTAGAAATAGTTATAGATGCGAAAGTGCCTTATGATTGCTTTACCTTTCCTTTTTTTGACATAGAAATAGATAAAGATTATTATGGACAGCTTCAAGGATATATGGAGTTAACTGGTTTAAAAAAAGCTTCACTTGCTTATTGTTTAGAAAATGGAAGCCCCGAGCAAATTGAAAAGTTGTCATGGCAAATCGCTAAAGAAAAAGATAAAGATGAGCCAGACATTGAAGACTGGGAAGAGGCTGAGAATCAACTTAATTATGATAATTTACCTGAGAATTTAAGAATAAAAGTTTTTGAATTTGAACGAGACAATGAGTATATCGAAGAGGCAAAAGATCGTGTTTTAATGGCTAGAAAATACATAAAAGAAGAATTATTAACACAAATAAATTTATAAAACAATGGAAGTACACGGAACAATAAAGCTAATAAACGAAACCCAGACAGTTAGCGGATCTTTTAAAAAGAGAGAAGTTGTAGTAACTACTGATGAGCAATATCCACAACATATTTCGATTGAATTTCAGCAAGACAAAACCGATTTATTGAATAGTTATGCAGTTGGGGAACCGGTTAAAGTTTCTATAAATTTAAGGGGTAGGGGCTGGGTTAGTCCGCAGGGAGAGGAAAAGCACTTTAATACTATTGTAGGATGGAGAATTGAGAAACAAGCCTCAGGACCTACTTCGGATGTAGATCAATATCGGGCAAAATCAACCGTGCAGAGTTTTACAGGCACAGTGGCATCTGGCGGTTTAGTTACAAATCCAATAACTAGCGTCTCTGACGAAGAATATGACGACGATTTACCTTTTAGCTAAGGGTTTTTAGTAATCCCGTAAAAACAAAACTAATAGAGCAAATTACCTTTTTAAATAATTGTGATTGCCGTTTTAAAAACATATCTTTGTGTAAATTAAAAATTGTTTTATATGAAGATATGTTTCAAATGCAAAGAAGAAAAGCCTTTAAATGAGTTCTATAAACATTCTCAAATGGCAGACGGACACGTTAATAAATGCAAAGTTTGCAATAAAATTGATGTTAAAAAAGATTATTACAGAAAGTCTAGTGATATTCTTTTTGTGGAAAAAGAAAGATTAAGGTCAAAAGAAAAATACTATCGACTTAACTACAAAGAAAGACAAAAAGAATTAAATAAAAATAAACCTTGGAAAAACTCACAAGTTTATAAAAATCTAAGCCGAAAGTTCAAACTTCCAAAAGGTTTTGAATTACATCATTGGAATTATAATAAAGAGTATTTAGAAGATATTATGATTTTAAAAATCAAAGAGCATAGACAGGCACATACAAATTTGATACTTGATCAAGATCTTTTAATTTTTACAGACAAAGAGGGTTTTTTGTTGGACACAAAAGAAAAACATATTTCTTTTTTAATTACTAAAGGAATTAACTTTTAAAAATTATTAACCAGCCACCCTTTCACCGAGAAAAAAGAAAATAACTAGGCTAGAGTATCGTGAAAGGGTGGCATAAAAAAAAATATTATGACAAGAGAACAACAAGACAACGAGGAAATCGAGCCAATACCGCTAACTGAATATATTTTGTTGGAGCTTGAAAAAATAGAAAAAAAGGCAGACGGACTATTTGTTTTAAAACTACATTTTGATTACGAAATAAGGATTATTGAAGGTAAAAAAGGCTATACTTTTTGGGTGCAAAACACTATGATATCTGCAAGCATTGACTACCTCCACCAACTACAAAATCTATATTTTGTATTAACAAATCAAGAACTAAAAAACAAACCAAAATGAAAAACGAAAAAGATTTTAAAGAAGCGATAACAGAAACAAAAACTTACAAAAGCTTTCCAAAGTTCAAACAAGATTTAGTATTAAAAAGACCTAATTTGCTGAAATTGTACGACAAGTACCATCAAGGAGTAAGGCATGGTGTAGATTATTTAAAGCAAAATCCAAATCTTTTAGAAAATGATGTTAAATTAATTGCTGATGTATTGGAAATGTAGTTTATTTTTGTAAATTTGCAACTGTAATAAGGTAGGAGCTATTACTATACATAGAAAAATATTCACCCCATAATCGGGCGGGCGCTCCTACAACTAGCCCAAACGATTGTGGGGTTTTAATTTTTAATAGTTTATCCGTGTCTTAAAACGGTTATTATTATGGCAAAAAATGAAATTAAATTTTTAGACTTCATTAATTCAGAAGATTTTATTAAGGTAAATATTGATGAAGAAAACAAGCTAATTGAGATATACACAGTTTCACAAGAGTTAAGTACTCTTATCGTTATAGATAAGAGTACGGCAATAAAACTTTCAAAAACACTTCGAACAGAAATCAATAAAATAACGGAGATTGAAAGTAAAAATTAGTATATTTGCTGAACAAACCCGATTTATTTATCGGGTATTTTTCCCAAAAATTAAGTAAAAAATTTAACTATGACAAAATTTGAAGCTACATCTAAAGTACAAAAAATTAGACACTACAGCACGGATGATGAGGTCTGTAAGAGACTAGGCATCAGCAAGCCAACACTGTATGTTAGACTGAAAAATCACAGTTGGAAAGTATCTGAAATTTATCTAATCGAATCCATAAAACTATAGTTTATGAAAGCTAAAATATCAAAACAGAAAGGAGGAGAAAATGGCTAAAGAACTTCCGTTTTTTAAATTCGAACCTTCTGAATGGTTAGAAGGAGAGATACAAGTATGTTCGTACCCAACAGTATCATGTTTTATAAACCTTTGCAGTGGATATTGGTTAAAACTAGGTCGTATTAACTATGCATTTGCATTGCAAAAGTATTGCAATAGCAATGCAAATGTATTGCAAGAGCTTATAGATAATAAAATAATATCCATTGTTGACGATAAAATTTGCATTAAATTTTTGGACAAACAGCTAAATGAGTTTAAAAATGTTAGCGAAAAAAGAACCGAAGCTGCCAATAAACGCTGGGGAAACAAAGGCAAGGATGCAATTGCATTGCAATTGGAATGCAAAAGCAATGCCATTAGAGAAGATAAGATAAGAGAAGATAAGATTATTAATAATGAATTTTTTCAAGAACTTTTGATTTCGGAATCTTGGATTGAAATCAATGCAAAAAACAATAGGATAACTCCTGAAAAGGTAAAAAAGCACCTAAAGACTTTTTTTGATAAATTAATCGCCGAAGGAGATCGAAAAAGCAATAAAAAAGAATTTATGTCGCATTTTGCCAGATGGCTACCAATAGAGCTAAAAAAAGAAATTAAAGAAAATCAGCCAGTAAGCCAAAATAAAAGAAACGAATTTTAACAAATGGAAAACTTTGAACAGAAAAAAAGATACGAATCAGAAAAAGGAAAATTGCCTCCGCAAGCCGTTGAAATAGAAGAGGCTGTTTTGGGTTCAATTTTAATTGATCCAAAAGGAATTCATGAAGCAATGGATTTGTTAACAGAAGAAGTGTTTTATAAAGAGCAAAATAAGGCTGTTTTTAGCGCAATTGCGACACTTTATTCTAAAAATGAGTCAATAGACTTACTCACTATCTCAAATGAGCTTAAAAGCAAAGGAAAATTAGATTTGTGCGGAGGCGATTTTTATTTGATTCAGCTGACCCAAAAAATATCATCCTCGGCTCATATAGAATATCATTCAAGAATTTTATTACAGAAATACGTCCAACGAAAATGCATCTATACCTCATCTGAAATAATAGAGCAATCTTATTCCGATGATGTAGATATATTTGAACTTTTAGAAAAGGTTTATAAAGACTACGGAATGGTTTCAGATATGATAACTGTGGGAAAAATACAAAATTTTAAAGAATCTGTAAGCTTATTCCTGAATAATCCTAATGCTAATAAAAAAGGTATTCCCTCCTGTTTAACGAAGCTAAACAAAAAGTTCAACGGTTATCAAAATTCTGATTTAATAATTTTAGCAGCTCGACCTGGAATGGGAAAAACGGCTTTTGTCTTAAATGAGATACTAGAATGTGCCTTAAACAATATTCCCGTTGCTTTTTTTAGCTTGGAAATGTCGACAAGGCAAATAATAGGGCGTTTGCTATCTACTGTATCAGGAATAGATGTAACCAAAATCACAGCTTTTTCATTGTCACATGATGAGGTAATTTACTTAAAAAAATGCTCAGATTTATTAGCCTCTTTGCCTATTTATATAGACGATACAGGAGGTTTGAGTCCTGTTGAAATGAAAATAAAAGCAAATAAGTTAAAGCGAGAGTATGGGGTGAAAATGATAGTTGTAGACTATTTGCAGTTAATGAAGATTAAAAATAA